CCCCCCATTGTGATATCGTCAACGAATAGTTCTTTCCAACGGACACTAGTGGTTCCGATGTCATCGGTACTATCAGTGTCGCTAACAATATTTCCGCCGGTTGTGAGAACGCCAGAAACTGTAGCACTGGTTCCGACGAACAGTTTCTTGGCTACGCCCAACCCGCCATCGGTATGTATCGAGCCGGTGGTGCCGCTGGTGGTGTCAGTAGTGTCATCGACAGAGACAACAGCACCAGCAGTAAACTGACCAGTAGTTGATATAGTAGTAAAGGAAGCATCTCTAGCTGTATCACCACCTAATATGCCATCTAGGTTAGTAGAGTTAACATCAGTAGATGTCAATGTGGTAATAGTCTGTGATGTAGCTGTGCCTCCAACTACACCATTAATCGCAGGAGCAGTTAACGTCTTATTAGTAAGTATCTGACTACCTGTAAGAGTAACTACTGTACTGTCAATGGCTACACTAGGATTACCACTAACGCCATCGCCATTAGTCAGACCAATACCAGTACCACCCTCAATTGTCCTATTAGTGAATGTACCAGAGGCAGTCTTAGTTACTAATCCATTATCTGTACCCAGTATCACATCAAGAAGATCACTGCCATCAAGGAGTGTAACAATGTCACCAGCAGTAACATCTGCATCATAAGATAGAGTAGTTGTAGCTTGCAGATTATCCGATGTATACGATGTTTGAACAACTCCATACCTATCTCCGTCAAGTACAAAGTCATTGGGACTATACGATGTATCCTGTGCATATGCCCCTTTACTTGTTACATCAATACTAATATTCTGCCAGTATGTACTTTGAGCAGTCCTATTAGCAGCGAATGTACCAGAGCTAAGAGTAGTATGAGCAACTAAGACTTCAAAGATCAAGTCTAGATCAACGTCAATATACCGATCACCTACTGCGACGACTGAGGCATTTTCCCACACACCTTTAATGTCACTGATAGAAACAAACCTTGCCATCAATGCATCAATGATGTGCCAATTATCGTGTGCTTCAACATCCCAAGGAATCTTATTGAAATCAGTAAGATTGAACTTGAAATTGATCGTTGTATTACTAGCTGCCATAGTATTTATCCTAGCTTACATCAATCTCAGAACCAACTACCTGCATATTCATACTATTCATTGCCGTTGTTGCAATTGTATAAGTAATCGTATCACCAGCACTTAGATAATATTCAAACGGTGCAGGTGCTACAGTCAACAAGGCGGTTAAACCCGTTGGAGCGGTAGTCAATGAGCCATCTTGAATCAACAACGTACTTGTTGAATGGAAATACTCAACAGTAGTTAAGTTAAGAAAGGTAGCGATTGCCATACCATTGACAGTGATAGTCAAGTCACCAAGACTATCTGCACCAGCCTTTCCTGCCCACATAATCTTCACTTTAGAAGCCTTGCCAGACGGTACTGTGTACACAGTTGTCGTAGCAATAGTAGCTACTGTAGCTTCTCCTAAAACCCCGATAATATCAGCCATTATATTCTCCTATACACTTTGATCACCAATGGCTATTTTCCAAGCCAATCGTACTTTACGCTGTACTTCCTCTAGTTCAGACTTAATGATTACCATTTGAGCACGAAAGGAAGACTTGCTTACCTTTACATTATCAGCAGGGAATGAACTATCTACATTACTAGCCATGTTATCTCCTTGGAGAACCTATTAAGTATGCAAGAGTAATAGACACAAACTTTAACTTGTCTATCCCATCACCAAACATACGTAGTTTCTGTATCTTATACTTAGAAGTCCATGCATATAACTTCTCAAGCCTTGTGGGCCTACCACCACCGAATTTAATGCCAAACTCATCAGCACCAAACCCAGGAGCCGCTCCACCTTCAAAGGTAATGGACAAGGTAGGATCAAGGACATCTACATCAAATCCTAATCCATCATCAAACCTTAATGAATCTTCTACCCAGTCTTCACCTTTATCTGTACGATTCAAATAGTTGTTATCAGTAAACATCTCTACAGTGAATACATTATCTCCATCTGTGTCGAAGTTTATATACCTACTATTCTTAACGAGGAATCGTGTATCGTTATCAGCCCAAGGAAGTTCCCAAATGAACTTGATAGGAACACCACTGTCCTTTACATCAGCGACAGGATTCCAGCCTGTATAGTCTGTCCAGGGCTGGTCATCGTCCCACATCTCTTGATCGCCTTCGTAGTCCTTGTATATCTGGTTATCAGTCTCTTCACCAAGAATGAATACCTGTGTTCCTTCTGTTAAGAAGATACGTTTCAATGCAGATCTACAACCAGACCGGAAGTTCCAGTTACGCCAGTCTTGCCATGAGTCTAGTTTCAGCTTCTTGTTCCTCTTGTGTACGAAGCATCGTGTCTCTGTAGTATTACTGATACCGTCAGCATTAGGAACGAACAGCATGTAGTTGAATGAACGACTATCCCATAGTGACCAAACACGGTCCTCAAACGCTGCAACACTATTGAGCTTCCCAACTGACTTGATGTAGTCAGGGTCAATCAACTGTGATATACGAGAGCTAGTTACATTACCTGTAAACAAGGCACGTTGCACAGACGCCACACCAGAGATATCACCAAATAACATGTCCTCACCGACAGTCTGTATAATACGATGAGACAATGCACCAACGTTCTCGAATGCATCAGTGAATGTGGGTGAGTGAGTACCTGCGTCAAACACGCCAAGTATTCCTGGTAAGATAGCATTCTCAAACATGACCATGATCAAGTCACGGAACCGTCCTAGACCCTTGATTATATCTGATCCACTAGGTACACGAGACCCTAGATCAAGCGTGATACTATCATTAGGACTTGATGCTCCAACAAACGTACCACTCGTATCTGTATTGGATATGAATAGCCTGTCTTGTAGTCCAGCTGTTAGGCTACCAGCCATGACCAAGTACCGTCCATGTGCCACGACGAAACGTGCGATAGGGACGAATGCATTGGAGTTATCAGCTAAATCTTTGAGGTAGATCACAGTCATGTTAGTATTGATGATCAATGGCTTGTTAATACCATTACAGATAATCAATTCACCATTGAAGATAGCGAATGAAACAAATGTGGTCGTTGTCCAACCAGTCGGTGCGCCTAATAGTGTAGAAGCAAAGGCATCATCCCATATCAGTATAACATTACCGTCAGCATCTATCCTTACAATCTTACCATTACCACCAACGGCAATGATGTGGTTGTTGAAGTACTCACAGTTAATGATTACATCAAGGAAGGTACTGGTCTCTGCAAACAGTGACGTACCTGGGCGTACTGTCTGTGATCCATCAATGCCTCTTTGCATATTCTCAAGTATCTTAGAGAATTTAGTATCAAGGTTTAGTTCATTGTCCACAACGTTCCATCCACCAGAGAAATCTCTAATGGTAGCGTCGAGAAGCAAGTTCTGGCGCTGTATATTGCCTTGGGAAAGCATTGGACGAGTGTTAGGCATTAACGTTTGCGTATAGACTGTTGCATGTTAGGGGGGGAAGACTTGTTCTGCGCACCTGATATAATTCTTTTGCCTATACCTCTCGCCGCTATAGGGGGAATGGGAAAGCCAATCATATTACCAATTATTGTGTCTAGACTATCTTCTGATACATTAGTTCTTGGAAGTCTTTTTTGCGGAAAGTTTGCCTTGCGTCCGATTGCCCTCTCCAGAGGTAAAGGCTCATTGAATCGCATTAACTCATCCATAGGTTTACGTATTTCTTGTAAAGGAATATCTTCTGTTCCCTCACGTACCTGATCAAGTACGTCATTTATCACGAAATCATCATCTACAGATTCATCTATATTTGGTTGTGGAGCTTCTCGTTGGGTTAGACGATCGAAGATTTCTTTTAAAAATTTCAATTCGGGAGGTAGAGGTATATCCGGCTGATCCCACAAATCATTGGGCCAAAGTGGGTTAGGACGATCAGATACTAAGTCAGGCATATTCTATTCCTATGGTAACGCTGTAAAGCTAAATGTCTCTGGCCTTGCAGTCTCAGAATCGAGTGCTATTGGCCCACTATTAAACATGTCCTTCAACTGTCTTACCCGTGCCTCAAACATGCTTTGGAACTTCTGTGATGCATTAGGATTAGTACCATCATCTTCTAGGTAGTCATACGTAGCACCAAGGATCAATGCTTGTTCATCAAAGTCAATGGTATCAGAGCCGACGAATGTATCAGGCTTGGTACGGAACCGGATGTTCAGATCACCAGTAGCTGTCTTAGGCCATACATTGAACACCTTTGTAGTCTTGTTAGTATCTGTTGGACCTAACGACTCGAAGTGAATTGGCGTAGTACCAGACAATAGAAATGGGTTGTTAGTCAACTGACTTAACTTAGTCAATGACCTATTGGATTTCTCAGGAAAGATTACCTGTATGTCATCAAACTCTTTGATCAACTCAGTTAGATCAGTGGTGATGACACCTAGTGTTCCATCAAGTGTGTACGTAGCCCAAGTACAGAACTGGGGCCAGAATACATCTGCGAACAGTACATCAAACTTGTGTTGGATCATCTCTGCAATACGGTCTTCAGCATAGATTTGTACACCTGTGCCAGAGACCATAGAGAGACGATCAGCAACGCGAGTAATCAGTTGAGTTAGTGTTGTCATTGTTCACTAAATAGTTCGTTAGGGCTAATAGGAGAGTTCTCAGGACGAAATGCATTCGATCTAGCTTTTGCTGCATTAACACCTTGTTCTATAGTCTGGAATGGTCCCTCTAGAGGAGCCAATCTTCCTTCAAAGAATAGTTTCATTGCAGCATCAGCACCAATGTCTGTGCCATTCACTACAGATGGAATGTTATAGACATTTCCTGCTTCTCCAACAGTGATGGATTTTTCGTGTGCCATTACTTATCAGGAAGTATTTCCGCGGGAGATATAGGAACGCTACTGGGATCATATTGGTCTGACCGTAATTCAGCAGCAGCTACACCTTCCTCAAAAGTTTTGTATGGGCCTTGTAACGGAGGCAATTTTCCTAAGAAAAATAGGTGTGTGGCTTCCTTTTCTCCAATATCTTTTCCATTTACCACTGTGGGGATATTATACACACGCCCAATTTCTCCAACAGTAATTGAATTTTCATGGGGCATGATATTTCCTATTGAATGTTGCCATTGCAAGGTAAGGCGGGGAGTGGAAGGGGAGGCCAAATCACTCCCCGCCATTGCCTACTAGGTCATAAACTGCTCGACACCAAGCAGATTGCTAGTGTCGCACATATATGTGACTTCGTAAACAATACTTGCATCAGTAATAGCCGTATGAATAGTATTATTTAAAGTGCTCAACGCCGTGAAGATCACTTGTATTACACAAGTAACGAATTTCACTGACAATGGAGCCATTACTAGCCGATGCCGCATCGAACGTACCACGAGGATCACCCGTAGTAGCTGTCTGAGGATCAGTGGTAACAGCCGCTGTAAGCACACCAGCCGCAACAACACCGTCTTCGGTGTCACTAAGTAGGCTAGTACCAGCATACGGGATGCCCAACTTATCTGCCCAACCTACATCGACAGTATCACTAGCGGCTCCTGAAGCAATAGCTATGCTATCAACATATTTGAAGGCTTTTACACCAGGAATTAC